CGTAATAATAAAGGATGGGCTAAAATACCCGGGCAATGAACATTGTGGCGCTTTTGGTTGTGATAGTTACGATATATCAGGAACGGTAGACAATAGAGGGTCTAAAGGAGCATTACACGGTAGGACTAAATTTTCTATGGAAGAAATACCTGCTAATCATTTCTTTTTAGAATATATAGCTAGACCGCAAACCGCAGAGATATTTTTTGAAGAAGTACTTATGGCTTGTGTATTTTACGGTATGCCAATACTTGCTGAGAATAACAAAGCAAGATTATTATACCATTTTAAAAGAAGAGGCTATAGAGGGTTTTCAATGAACAGACCAGATAAGGTATGGAATAAGTTGTCTCCGGCCGAAAAAGAAATAGGCGGGATACCAAATTCAGGACAAGATATTATTCAAGCACACGCGGCAGCAATAGAATCAGAGATTGATAATAACGTTGGTAAGTTAACAGAAGGATATGGCACGATGTATTTCCAAGCAACCCTAGAAGACTGGGCAAGATTTGATATAAATAACAGAACTGCTCATGATGCTTCTATTAGTTCGGGATTAGCGATAATGGCTTGTAATAAACACATGTATACTCCTGTTGTTAATTACCAAAAAGATAAAGTTTCTTTAAACTTTAAGAGATATAATAATGATAGCGATAGTTCAAAAATAATATAATAGATGATTTATACTAATAGTAATAGTTCGTTTCCAAGTCAGGTAGTACCGGATGAAGAAAAAAGAAGCATTGAATATGGATATGCTGTCGGTAGAGCCATAGAAGGCGAATGGTTTAGAGGAGACAGAACCGGAGGAGGCGTTGGCAATAGATGGGGATCCAACTGGCAAAACTTCCATAGGCTAAGGCTTTATGCTAGAGGCGAACAACCTGTACAAAAGTATAAAGATGAATTGTCTATCAATGGAGATTTATCATATCTTAATCTAGATTGGAAACCTGTTCCTATTTTACCAAAGTTTGTTGATATTGTTGTTAATGGTATTTCGAGCAAAAGTTATGAATTAAAAGCATACGCTCAAGATCCAGAGGCAATAAAAGCAAAAACTGATTACGCTGAAAGTATCATTAGAGATATGATGGCAAAAGATTTGCTTAACGAAATTCAATCTAAACTAGGAGCCAATTTATATAACACTATTGATCCTGCTGGTTTACCAGAAACAAAAGAGGAATTAGAAATAAAATTACAACTAGATTACAAGCAATCTATAGAATTAGCCGAAGAAGAAGTAATAAACCAAATCTTAGATCGTAATAGATATCCGCTTATTAATAGAAGATTAAATTACGATTTGACAGTATTAGGTATTGCTGCTACAAAAACAAATTGGAATAAAGCAGAAGGAGTGGTTGTTGACTATGTCGACCCCGCTAATCTTGTTTACTCTTATACAGAGGATCCAAACTTTGAGGATATATATTATGTTGGAGAAGTTAAATCTATTAGCTTAGAAGAGTTAAAAAAGCAATTCCCTTACTTATCTAATGAAGATTTAAAAGAGATTGAAAAATATCCTGGCGATTCAAATCATACACGTAATTATTACGGACAAGATATGAATGATAATACCGTACAAGTATTGTACTTTGAATATAAAACATATTCTAACCAGGTATTTAAAATAAAACAAACAGAGCAAGGATTAGAAAAAGCTTTAGAAAAAGAAGATACTTTTAATCCACCAGATAGTGATAATTTTAGTAGAGTATCGCGATCTATAGAGGTTTTATATTCAGGAGCAAAAATTTTAGGATTTGAAAAAATGTTAGAATGGAAACTTGCTGAAAATATGACTCGCCCATTTGCGGATACTACAAGGGTTGAAATGAATTATACAATTTGTGCGCCTAGAATGTACAAAGGAAGAATAGAGTCTTTAGTTAGTAGAACTACGGCTTTTGCGGATATGATTCAATTAACGCATTTAAAGTTACAACAAGTATTATCTAGGATGGTTCCTGACGGTGTCTTTATAGATGTGGATGGACTTGCGGAAGTTGATCTTGGTAATGGAACAAACTACAATGCGGCAGAAGCTTTAAACATGTATTTTCAAACGGGTAGTATTGTTGGTAGATCACAGTCGCAAGATGGTGGTCAAAACCCAGGTAAAATACCGGTTCAAGAGTTACAAACATCGTCTGCTAACGCTAAAATACAATCATTAATAAGTACTTATCAATATTACTTACAAATGATTAGAGACGTTACGGGGCTGAATGAAGCTAGAGATGGTAGTAAACCAGATAGAGATGCTTTGGTTGGGTTACAGAAAATGGCAGCCGCTAGTTCTAATACAGCAACTAAACATATATTACAATCAAGTTTATTCTTAACGTTAAGAGTATGTGAAAATATATCACTTAGAATAGCTGATTCACTTAATTTCCCATTAACAAAACAATCACTTATAGAAAGTATATCTATATCAAATGTTGAAACGTTAAAAGAAATTGAGAACTTGAACCTCCATGATTTTGGTATCTATTTAGAGTTAGAACCAGAAGAAGAAGAAAAAGCGCAATTAGAGCAAAACATACAAGTAGCATTGCAATCAGGAAGCATCGACCTTGAAGACGCTATTGAGTTACGCCAGATTAAAAACTTAAAGTTAGCTAATCAATCTTTGAAATACAAAAGAAAGAAGAAGCAAGAAAGAGATCAGGCAAACCAACAGGCAAACATCCAGGCCCAAGCTCAAGCAAATGCACAAGCAGCAGAAGCGGCGGCAATGTCAGAGGTTCAGAAACAACAAGCATTAGCAGGAACAGAGATTCAAGTATTACAAGCTAAATCACAATTTGAAATACAGAGAATGCAGCAAGACTTATTAATTCAAAAGCAATTAATGGCAGAAAAGTTTAATTACGATTTGCAGTTAGCTCAAACTCAATTACAAGTTACTCAACAAAAACAAACGCAAGCAGAAGATCGCAAAGATCAAAGAACAAAAATACAAGCAACGCAACAATCAGAATTAATTGACCAAAGAAAAAACAATTCTATGCCTAAAGACTTTGAAGCGTCTAATGATTTCGGGGCGTCTATGTTTGAGTAACACACATAAACATTAACCAATCTTATAATATTATATCATGTCAGAAAATGTAAAACAGGAAGGCACTTTTAAATTACAAAAGCCAAAGCCTAAAATGAAAAAACTTGATACTCCAAATGTGGTATCAAAAGTTGATTTAACAATTAAACAGCCAGATACAAATGCCGTTCAAGAGCAAAGCACAGATGAAAGCGTGTTGGTCGATAAAGGATCCCAAGTGGGATTGCCAGAAGTGGGCCAAGGAAACACCCAGCAAGAAGTTGTTGCCGTTAAAGTTGAAAAAGAAGAAGTAGTAACAATGCATGAAGTTACTGATGAAGAAGTTAATGAAACTTCTCAAACATTAGTAGCTGAAGTACAAGAAGCTTTTAAACAAAACGAAGCAACAGGCAGAGCATTACCTGAAAACGTAGAAAAGTTAGTTTCTTTTATGGAGGAGACCGGCGGTACGGTAGAAGACTATGTTAGGCTTAATGCTGACTACTCAAATATTAACAACGAAGCGTTATTAAAAGAGTATTATAAAAAGTCAAGACCGCATTTAGACGCCGAAGAGATTGATTTCTTAATGGAAGATGAATTTAGTTATGATGAAGACGAAGACGATGAGCGAGACATCAGAAAAAAGAAACTCGCATTTAAAGAAGAAGTTGCAAAAGCTAGAGGCTTTTTAGAAGATCTTAAAGGTAAATATTACGAGGAAATCAAGTTGAGACCTGGTGTTACCAAAGAACAACAAAAAGCGGTAGACTTTTTTAACCGATATAATGTAGAACAGCAAAATGTAGAAACACAGCATTCTAAGTTCAAGGATGATACTAAAAGTTTCTTTTCACAAGAATTCAAAGGTTTTGATTTCAAAGTTGGTGAGAAAAACTTTAGGTACGGAGTTCAGAATACAGATGTTGTTGCTGATAAACAATCAAATATTACAAACCTAGTTAAGAAGTTCTTAAATGATAAAGGCGAAGTAACAGATTTGAAAGGATATCACAAAGCTATGTATGCAGCTGATAACGCAGACACGTTAGCAAGTCATTTCTATGAGCAAGGTAAAGCCGATGCAATTAAAGATATGCTTGCAAAATCAAACAACATTAATACCACTCCTAGACAAACGTCTACTGGAGAAATTTTTGTGAATGGATTTAAGGTGAAAGCAATTAACGGCGTTGATTCTACTAAATTAAAAATCAAAAAATTTAACAATTAAAATTTAAGCAATTATGGCAAATGTAACGCCTACTTTTGGAAGTATTATTCCATCTCAGAAGCAACAAGCTTTAAACACAAACTATTTGAATTTCACGGATCCAACTAATCCTGACTTTTCATCTTTCGCACAGCAATATTTACCTGAAATCTACGAAGCTGAAGTAGAGCGTTATGGAAACAGAACTCTTTCTGGATTCTTACGTATGGTTGGAGCAGAAATGCCAATGACTTCAGATCAAGTTATCTGGTCAGAACAAAATAGATTACACGTTGCTTACAATGATGTAGTAGTTACAGATGACGCTGCTGGTATTATTACTATCCCGGTTGACTTGACTCCAGCTACTCCTGAAGAGTATGTTGCTAACGTTATCTCGGTTAATCAAACAATCGTTATCTTGAACCCTGCTACAGGTGTTGAGGTTAAAGCAATTGTTACAGCTAGTAACACTACTACTGGAGCACTTACTGTTGCTCCTTATACTGCCGCTACATTAGCCGCTGCTGGTATTACTGAATTAGGTGGAGATGTTAAGATCTTTGTTTATGGTTCTGAATATGCAAAAGGATCTACCTTAGCTAATGATGACTATCAATCAATCACGCCTTCATTCACACAGTATTCTAACTCACCTGTTATTATTCGTAACAAATATGTAGTTAATGGATCTGATACAGCTCAAATTGGATGGGTAGAAATTGCTACTGAAGATGGAGCAAATGGATACTACTGGTATTTGAAAGCTGAATCTGAAACAAGATTACGTTTTGAAGATTATCTTGAAATGTCTGTTGTTGAGGGTGAATTAGCTGCTGCTGGATCTGCTGCTTTAACAGCTGGTAAAAAAGGAACTGAAGGTTTCTTTGCTGCTGTTCAAGATAGAGGTAATGTATTGAATAACTTCTCTGCTGCTTCTGGATTAGTTGAATTTGATTCAATCTTGAAAAACTTAGATACTCAAGGAGCTATCGAAGAAAATATGTTATTCTTAAACCGTCAAACATCTCTTGACTTTG